CTGTTGTAGTAATCTTTTCCAGCGTCCGAAGGAGGGCGCACCATTAGGAGAGATTATTGTACCGCCGTTGTCTGCTATACTATTGTTAGCATCCCAAAGAAACCAACCTTCGCCCCTGTCTGCGCCTTCATAGTAACCACTAACAAAGACAGCACCAAACGCGCCAGGATCTAATAATCGTAGATCTGCAATAGTTCCAATTGTTGCCGCTGTTAACTCGCCTGGTACTCCTGGGGTTCCTGGTATATCGTCTATTGTATATTCTTCTACCCAACCGCCCGCGCCGTTAGATTTCTCTACTATAACCTTATATCTACCTTCGTCTAGCCATACGCCGCCATCTTGAACAAAGCCACCAGCGTCTAAGGGTTGAGGGTTAGGAGCTGCAGCGGTTTTATCTGCGTCAGAATAAACTGTTTTTAATGTAGTAGTACCAGCACTATAAAAAGAGACTCTACCTAATGCTAGAGGGTCTCCGTTAACGTCTGAAAATTGCGGGCGTGGAGCTGTAAAGTTTATAAGTTTCATCGTTCCTCTTCTTGTGGAAAACCTTTTGCGGGCATACGGACAAAGTCTTGTATTAATTTAAACTCTGGCGTTCTAACTATTCCAGCTTCAGCATCCTTTACAATATCTCTCTGGGTTAATTGCGGTGATGGGTCTCTTGCTGATTCTTTAGCATAGTTATAAACTTTAGAAATAGGAGAAGTAATAATATCTAAAGCTTTATTTTGTGCATTTTGTTTTAGATTGCCTTTCATTTCGCTTAATAGTTTTAAAATACCTTCCGAAGTAAAATCCTTAGTTTTTTGACCAGCATACAAAGCAAAGGCCGCATCTTGTGTAACATCTATTCCAGTTTCCGCGAGAATATCGCTCCAAACACCTTTCCCACCTTGTGCTTGTGCGCTCATAACTATTCTTTTCATAGCGTTCTCGCCCTTTGAAAATGTTGTTTCGTAATCGTCAAAGCCGCTGTCTGGTATATCACTCATTTCTATTTTATCTTTAAAGCCGTTGGGTCTATAATCAATAGCTCTACCTAATTGAAACTGAGCTTCTTTATATATAGGCTTCATTTTAGAATATTTAGCGTTTAACTTTATAAACTCTTTGCCTTTTTCTTCGCCTAAAGTATTGGCTATTTTTTTATTTATTAAGTCTTTTATAGCTTTTCTAGTAGAAATATATCCTTTTTCCGCTGGCGTATAATCTGTGCCAGAAGATTTTGGGGGAGGGGGTATAATATCATCTAAGTCTTCTATAAAATCTACTAAATCGCCGCCATCCATAGTTTCACCATCGTAAGTTTTTAAAATATTAGATAGCTTTTTAGTCCAATCTTTGCCCTTCTTTTGTAAATCGATATATTTACCGCTAATTTTATTCACGCCATAAATAACCTCTGCGCCGTCTTCGTCTATTTTTCTTTTTAACTGTATATTTTTGTTAATATTTTCATTTACAATGTCAAATATATCGTCTTTATTTACTTTAGAAACGTCTTTTTTTAGAAATTCATCTTTTATAGATCCTATTTTTTGACCTACATTATTTAGAGCTTTTTTATACTCATTAATAGCTGGATTCGCTTGTTTTTGCAAAGCATATTCTAAAGGAGAATCATAGCTTTTAGTGTCACCCTGTTTAAAATTTTGTTTCTTTTGAGCTAATTCTATATATTCTTCTGGGCCTATATATTTATCTGGCCTATTTATTTCTGTAGTTTTTCTATAAAATGGCTGTCTTAAATTTGGAGATAAATCTTTGTAGTCCATTTTTTGACCTTTAAAAGTAGCCGCTTCTTTTTCTAATTGTTTTAATTCTTTTTTACGGGCTAACATTTTTTCTTGTGGGCTTAACTGGTCTACTAAATCAATATTAGAGCTTGACGCTATATTGTTAGGGTTCTCTAAAGCTTGGGTACTTAATCCATCTACAGTATTTCCAGGGCCTAAATTAGGTGCTAGAGCTGTATTAGTTGGAGATTCAAAAGGTACTAAATCGGTATTATACCCTTCATCGCCTACCCTAAGATTATTAGCAGAAGGTGCAGCGCCTTGGCTTACTTCTCCCGATATAGTGCCAATATTTGTAGGATCTTCTGCTCTTCTACCAGTTACAAAATTTTTAGCTCTTATTCCGTAGTCTTTGAAATTGTCTACTTTATTAGATATTCTTTGAGGTATAGCTTGAAAACTACCTTTTACTATTGGGGCTTGTTTACTTTTAGGAGTAACTTTATTAAAAGCACCGCCTAAAGCACCAAGGCCAGCACCAAGGCCAATGCCTAAACCATAGTCTCCCAATGTCATCATAGGGAAGCCCTCTGGTCTTGTAACCTCGTCAAAAGACATGTCGGCAAGAGTAGCACCCGCACCACCTACAACACCCCTACCTAGTTTTTGCCTCAACATAGATCCCGCTAAGTTTGGTATTTTAGAAGCAGCTTTTAAACCAGCAAAACCTGTAAAGGGAGCTATACTACTAGATGGACTAGCCGCTGCACCCTCTAACATTCTACGAGACCAATGCTTTAAAGTTCCGTCTACATTGTATGGGTCTGGGTCTATTTCCGCCATTGACTCTAAAAAAGGTTTATCACTAAAAGCAGCCACACCAGCTCTACCACCAGCACTAAGTATATCGCCAATAGTTAAAAGTGGGTTAAAATTATCTCCTTTTAGTACAGCTCTGGAATCTCTAGGAAAGCCAGCCATTTCCTGCATAGCTTCCTCTAAAGAGATCCCTTTTAAATTAGCTAGGTCTTGAGATAATTGCATAAAAGACTTCTCTTTCTCTTTCATGCTTGTATCTACCTTAACGCTTTCTTGTATAGCTGGGTTTTGTTTTAGCCCTAAAGAATCCGCACTACTAAGAGAGTCCGCAACGCTAGATATTTCTGCTTCTACAGCGTTTTTTATTTTACCTAAAGAAACTTTTAAAAGATCATTATCTTTTTTTTTCTCTATCTCATCGTTTATTATTTTTAGACGTTCTTCATTGCTGGAATATTTTAAACTTCTAGCAAATTCTTTAGAAATAGACTTATCTCCAAACTCTTTTTTTATAGCGTTTACTGCACTCATTACAACTCATCCCATTTTGGAAAATCGCCCTTGTCGCCTATATCAAATATAGTTTTACATTCAGTCCATGAGCTACAGTATTTTAGCTCTAAATGACAACCAGTTAACAAAAAAACTAAGATTAAATATTTCATAATTCATTATATTCCGCGTCAATTTTTTCTTGGTCAGCCCAAAAATCAAAATCACTAGCAGAAACCTTGTCCTTGGGGTCATCGCTGTATTTTAATATTTGAGAATTTAAACGCTCTACAGCTGAATCCCTTGCTGTCTTGTATCGTTCTTCTTTTAATTGAGAAATACCCAAAGCGGTTTTATAAGTGTTTCCTATGTTCATCGACCTTGGGTCTTTACCTTGTAAATAATCCCTATATTCTTTAGCTTTATCTGTTAAAGTATTAGGCTTCCAGGCTTCCGCTTCGGCTAATAATACTGCAGAGTCTGGATCTAAAGACTTATTAGATAAAATATTAATAGCGTGAATTGCAGCTGTATTTATCGGTATGTAATTTCCGTCTGCGTCTTTTTTTACATTTCCGTTTTCGTCTAAAGATTCGGACACCATAGCGTATAATGTTTTTAGAGCTTCTTTGTTAGCCGTTGTTTTACCTCTGGATAAACCTTCTTTTTGCATATAGTTTTTGAAGTCATTAATATATTTATTTTTATGATCTATCTTTTTTTGTGCAAAATTAAGCTTATTAGTTTTTATGTCTTGTGAGCTTTTTGCTAAGTCTAATTTTCTTTTAGCTCTTGCAGCATTAGCAGCGCCAATATCTAAAACCTCACCGCCTTTTATTATACTACTATTATTTTCCATTCCTTGAACAGGAGCGGCAAACTTAGTCGCCCAGTTTGTTCTAGCTTCATTATAAACTGCAGTAGCTTCTGCTTTTTCTTGTGGAGTTTTAGCGTTTTCTAATTTATTTAAAGCTTCCACCGCCTTAAATTTATTCATATTTACATCATTTAATAAATTAGTTTTTTGCATTTGTGCGTTTGCTAAGTTTTCTGCTTTTTGTTTATCAAAAGCTAACTTGTCATAAGCTTGGTCTTCTTTTTGGTATCTATTTTGAAGATTATTAAACATATTCATCGCTTCTGTAGGCATTGTTTTAGCTACCTCAGCAATTATAGCGTTTTCTGACGGCTCACCTGTAGATATTTCATCGCTAACAAAAGCGCCTATTCTGTCCATCTCTGCACGTTTTTCTAATTCTCTTTGCCTGTCTACAGAATCGTCTATTACTTGCATGCCTTTAATTACTCTATTACCGAAAGAATAGTCTGGCTTTCTGTTTAGGGCTTCGCCCGCTAGTCTATAATCAATCATACGTTGCCACCTTTAGGGTTCATACCGCCAGCCATTTGAGAACCCGCACCAAATACAGCACCTGTAAAAGCTGGATCTGTAAAAGTGCTGATATTTTTTGCTGTAAGTCCGTGGCCTATTGCAGCACTAGAAGGAATATTTCCCATTTGATAAGTTATGTCTGCTCTTCTTTGGCCTAAATTGTCTTGATATCCCGCTACGTTTTGAGTGGCGTTATATCCTTGACTAAATAAGTTTTGTAGCTGATTGCCTCTGTCTTGGTTTTGCTGTCTTTGCATGTTAGCCCTATTTAAATAGTTTTTATAAGCAAAGCTCTTGTCTTGATTCATTCTGTCATAAGCCTGGCCATAGTTCATATTTGCTACTTGCTGCCCTCTATCCTGTAAAGCTTTTAAGGTAGCACCAGAACCAAGAGAACCACCAGCCGCAGCACTTGATTCTATAGGTCGCATAGATTGCTCTATTTGGAAGTCCATAGAAGGGTCTAAAAAGTCACCTATTGTCTGTGAGTATTCAAAATCTTCTGGCATATAAGACATGTCTAGATCTTGGTACTGTCCAAAGGCTTCGGCTCCGCCTTCCATGTAAGGATCGTATATATTTTTAATATAATCAAAAGAATCACCTAAAATTTGTTGACCTTTTAATCCCGCTTCTTCTTGCTTTTTTGCTATCTCCCTAGCTTCTCTTGCTCTTGCTTTATCGGAATAATAATTACCAATCGCAGAAGCTCCCGCACTTAGTAACTTACTACCAGCTCCTGACGCCAATGCCATTGTAAATGGATCTGTCATTATAAACCACCTATATTTTTATCTGTTTTTAAAATCAAAGTTCCCGATATATTGAAACTTTCTGTAATATGTAATTTTGGTAAAAAGATTTTATCACCACTAACAAAAGCACCAGCTATTAAAGCCCTAGAGGTTTTATCGTAAACATTCAAAAAAGTTTCCTCAAATTGTGCGTTTTTTTTGTTAACATTTTGTGTACTAAAACTAGCTATTTCTATACTAAAATAAAACCCATTTCCAGGGCTAAAATCTCTAGGGCCATTAAAGGACATAGATAGCTCTATAGTTGAGCCTTTTTTGGCTAAGACCGTCCTATCTGCCATGTCTAAAGTTATAAGGGGATCATCAACAAAAATTATCTCTAGTTTATATTCGCTACTTTCCCACTCACCTTTAAGACCTGTTCCAAGGCTAGAAAAAAATTGAATCCAGACCTGATTTAGTAAGCCTGTACTATTTAGCATAATATCTTTTATAGGGGCGGGGCTTAAATTCATGGATTGGCCAACGTTTCGGAAATTACTCTAGCACCTATTAAAACTACTTTTATTGGGTCTGTAATTCTAACTCTATAAACTCTCTCTCTAGCTCTACCAAGAAAACGCCAGGAGCTTCTAGATTTATAGGAACCTATACGGCCTATGTTTGTCCATCGCTCACTAGACCAAGTGTGCCCGCCATCGTCTGAGTGCTGCAGCATGACCTGTGGATCTGAGCCTTGACCGCTCTGTAAACCTACGCCGTTTTCCATATCTAGTAAGAATCTTCTATGTATTACTTCCCTTAGATCATTGTAGTATATTGGGCTTTGGTGCTGTCTTACTATTGGTCTGCTATCCCATTCATCGTACTTATTAAGATTTAACCTTAACACCTTAGACGTTTTGGAGTCGCCTACTACTGTTTTTCCATAAGCAAAAGCTGCGAAAATAGGCTCATATCTATTAACAATGTTTAGCAAAGGATCTCTAGTACCCCTCTCGTGCCACATATCTGTTAATACATCGTAAACAAATGTCTTATTTATAGCAATAAAAGTTAACACATAGAATACATGTCCATTAGATTGGTAAGAGAACCCTATAGCATCATCTGTTCTATCCCCAGAGTCATTTAATAGATTCTCTATAGCGTGATTGGATATACGCCCATGATTGTAGCCGTTTGACATAAATATCTGGTTTGTACCAGCACTAGAGGAACCAAGCCAAAAAACATTGTCACTAAAAGAAACTACGCTATTTTTAGCCCCGCAACCTACATTAGTAGCAGATCCATCTACAAAAGAGTAGGGTAGATCTGGGTTAGAAGCTATGCCCCAAACCTCGTAAGATCTCTCACCAAAAAACCAAATTTGATTTTGTCTAGCAGCAAAAGAGATAATATTATCCGCGCTCTGCTCTGCTGTAGCAAAGTTTAAAGCATCCCAGCTAGTAGCATCGTTCAAAGCAGACCAGTAAAATCTATTTTTTGACGATTTAGTAGTGCCAACCTCTAGGCCGTTGTTTATAACTACAAACCTTTGATTAAGATATAAGACCTTAGTAGGGTTAGTAAAATATAGCGTAGGGGTTGTAATTACATTAGTATCTAGATTAAAAGAATATAAGTTCTGACCATCGCAAAGGACTAAATACTTTCCATTGTCCACCATTGAAACAACACTAGACAAAGTACCAAGGGCTGTACTTCTTACAGTCTCAACACCATTAGAATCTATCTCAACTAAGTTAGGGCCATAGACCGCAAATAGTCTGCTAGTAGCTGTATAGTATAGACCTCTGCAGTTTACATTGCTAGGCAATGAGTCTAAATTACTAAATACTTCTGTTCCCTCTGTTCCTACTAAGATAATATCTACCCTAGCCGCGCCCTTTGAGTCTTGGCCTACCATCTCTGGATATAAATTCAAGGTTTGAGAAGCAGATACGTTAGACGATCTATGCTGGTAAGTCTCTGTAATAAATGGAGCCATTGGCATATTAGTAAGAATCCTTATATCCGTCTGCTAGAACATCCCAGGTCAACCCGCCGCCCATAGGTAAATTTCCATAGCCCATAGTTATTGGTTCTACATTCATCTTTCTAATAGCTTCTAAGTATTTTATAGCCCTAGTTTTTACTAGAACATTGTTACTCCCTTGCATATCACAAAGAACCTCAGCAAGTCCCCAGGTCAAATATGAAGCGTAGCCAGATGGTAGCTCTAAATTTTCGTTTAGTGTATAGTCTTTAAGTTTTACGCTATATTGTAACGTATATTCGTAGTTGCTATTAGGAGTAGGAAAGATCTCTATTCTAGAGCTAGGAAAGTCTGGATAATAAGCATAAGCTTCGGGCAAAGTAGATAAATTTTCTGTCTTATATGAGTTTTGGTAGTCTACCATTCCAACTCTATTCAAAGGTCTAAAGGTATTCCCACCAATGATAAAGCCAAAATTGTTTATAGTATCGGGTCTGCGTATCTGTATGTCATCGCCAACCGCTAGACCTATTGTGTAGTTTTTTTGACCGCTTACTAAATTACCTTTGTGTAGCTTTTTAGTATAAGGCCATAGTGAATCTAAATCTAAGGAGTCAATAAGTAAATTTAGCTGGCTTAGTCCTATAGTTATTTCGTTAGCTTCGGGAACCTCTATTAGGTCAATTAATCCCGATACTCTATAGGATTCTATTATTAAATCTCTAGCAGTAGTAAGAGCCATCTTTTAAGCCTTTGCTTTTGTCTTAGCTTTGGGTTTCTTTAGTAAGTCTTTCCAGTTTAGGAAAACTTCATTTTTAATCTTTTTAAGTTCTTGCTCATTGGCAACGGAAAGGCTTTTTATTTTAGCAATATTTTTGCCGTCCCAGGTTTGTTTCTTGGGATAGACTACCATAGGAAATTTGTTGTCTTCTTTGTACTGTTCTTTTTCGTGTTCTATAGTGTTCATTTTATCCCTTTTAAAAAGGAGAGAGAAAATCCCCTCTCCTATATTGTAAAGCATCTAAGTTACTGGAACCCAGATTTTAGAAGCGTATTCTGGACGAAGAACCGCAGAAGTAGTAAAGACGTCCATACGAGTGATGTCGTCATCTCCTAAGATGTTCCAACCTTTATTGATACGCATTGAGATACCTTCCATCACAGAACGTGCGCCTTTAGCTCCACCCTGGGGTAGTTCTAAGTCAGCAGAAGCAACTGTAAAAGCATCTTTATTGTATGCCAAGCTTTGTCTATAAGTAGTGTCAGCAACACCAGCAATAGCAAAAGCAGCACCATTCTGAGGCAATGCGTCTACGTTTTGGCGTCCGTCAGTAGAAGAAGCAAACAAAGGATTTACTACTACAGTAGCAGCACCACCAGCCGTAGCTGTGACAGTAGATAAAACAGACATTTGACGTAAGCGCCCTGTATTGTTTTTAGTTTCTACTTGTACACCATTTACAGCGGCAACTGTGATAACAGTACCAGCGGGAATAACCTGCGCGTTACTTAAACCAGCAAGCACAAGAGTAGATCCACCCTCTACAGTAGTAGCGGAAAGAGTACCAGCTACAGTACCGCCGTTAGTAATAGTATTGATTCTATTTGAACGCATCCAAGTATTACCATTGGCGCGGCCTACAAAAGCGTCTTTGTACTGTTCACCGATTGAGTCAGCAGCATTAAAAAGGTTAGCATTTGCATTAATGTAGTCTACTTCGTCAGTAGGGTTTACCATCAAAAAGCGTTCGCTAGTTGGACAAGTTTGCTCAGTCATAAAAGAGTTAGCACGCAATACATCTAGAGATGACAAAGTAGTGTTAGCTACTACTAAGTTATCAACACCTTTGATACAGTTGTTGATTTCTTTTTGCTCCATTCTAGAGGCTAAGATCTTAGAAGCGGGAGAAAGTACGCGCTCTGCAAAAAGATCCAAGTCTAGAGCCATTTCAGCAGAACCAAACTGGAAGGTAGTGTTTAACTGGTCTTGGCTTACATCAAATGTAAGGTTTAAGAATTGCTCTATAT